ATAAATTTCGTTATTTTATAAGGGTTGCAGAGATGCGACCTTTTTTATTTTAGATATGTGGATAACTTTTTGCTGTATTTATTTTTGATTATCAGAATTAAATATACTTTTGTGTCATTATTAACCTCAAAAACAAAACAAATGAAAGCGAAAGTAAACACAAAAAGCAACTACAAAGGATTAAATGGTCAGTGGTTAGAAGTAAAAGAAATTGTTGGAACAAGAGTAACCTGCATTGTAACATTTGCGGAATTTGGAAAACAAAGTGTAGATTTTACTTTAAAAGAAGTTACTGAATTGGATACAACCAAATCAGTAGAAACTAACCTTAACCCAATTTTTGAACAAGCATTAAAACCTTTTTGCATAAATTAATACTATGGGGCGCAGCATCCTACACTGCATTTTTTAAAACCTAAAAACAAAACAAATGACAAACGAAGAAAGAAACCAATTAATCAAGTACATTGAAACGAATTTAAGCACTTCGCAACAAATGTGGGAAAACGAAGAATCCCACGCTAAAATAATCGGAATGCTTGAGGGAACTTTGAAAAGCATTTTAATACATTTAGAAATTAACCATTAAAACCAAACAAATGACAGCACAATACATTATTTTCGGAATTATTTTAACCATTGTTTTTGGCTCTTTACTTGCACTATTTACTAAGTTAATTCTAATTGAATTGCGTGAATGCGATAAATCGGAACTTGAACCAATGGGAACTAAAACGTGTGAAAATTCACAACAAATAGAATTTAACACATGGGCAAATTATATTCACTCTCACAATCGCACAAAATGAAAAAAAGAGAAATCAATGGACTTGCTAAAATAGTAAGGACTTCAAAAAAAGGCTCTAAAGTAATAGTTGCAGCCTATCTCAAAGGGAAAGAACTGATTGATACATTTTCCGAAATGGCTTATCTGTACGGAAAAGAAACCTTAGAAATACAACCTATCAATGAGGTTGAGCATTTTCATCACCAATTAAATTAACCACAATCGTATATTAACGTATCAAATCATCTCAAAATTAAACAATGAAAAAAAAGACACCAGAAAAACAGCTCGAATTGAGCGCAAAGACAATTTCTTTAATCAGAAAGAATAGAAGCGTAAAACTCAAACTAATGGTCGCTAATGAATGCAGCGAGGGAACTCTGCAAAGATGGTTGGATAACAATGACCAGCAACTAACACAAGCAACCAACCTTAATATTATTATGCATTACATCGACATTCAGGAGCATGAAGTATTGACAGAAAAAAAAGTTTGATATTTATTTTTGATTATCGAAATTAAATGTATTTTTGAATATTATTAACCAAATAACCCCAAAAAATGAAACACACAGACTACGAATTTACCTTTGAGGGCTTCAACTTTATGGCTACATTTAAGGTATATCCAAATGGAGTATCAGTAACAGAATTATTACTTGAATCAAACATTGATGACGAGTTAATACCGGTAACAGATTTACAGCGAATTTATCTTATTGAAAATCATTTAGCCGACAAGTTCAAAGCAGAGATTGAAGACATGCAAGAAATGGATGAGCTGGATATTGACGACATGAAATACCACGAACAAAATTCTTAACAAATTAAATAAACCAAATGAAAACAAGTCAAACAATCACCAAAATTTCAACCGCCTTATTAAAGGCTCAATCTGAAATGGGAACGGCATCTAAAGGTGCTGCAAATCCATTCTTTAAAAGTAAATATGCAGACTTAAACGCAATTAGAGAAGCGTGTATGCCAGCATTATTAGCTAATCAAATAACACTATTGCAGCCTACTATTTGTATTGATGGCAGAAACTATGTAGAAACAATTTTAATTCATGAGAGTGGCGAATGGCTTTCTTGCGAAACTGAAATAATCTATTCAAAAGTAAACGATGCGCAATCGCAAGGTAGCGGAATCACTTATGCAAGACGTTACGGAATGCAATCATTCTTAAATGTTGGAGCGGATGACGATGACGGCAATAAAGCATCTATGCCAGCAAATGACCCTATATTAATAGAGATTCAAAAGAAGCTATCAAAATGCAATAACCTTGACGAATTAGGTGTATTATACGATTCTTTACTTCCAGTTGAGCAAAACAAATCAAAGGCATTATTCACTAAACGTAAAATTGAACTAAATGGAAAATAGAACAGGAATGTTTACGGCTTCACGTTGCGGAGATTTACTTGCAGCGGGAACGGGCAAAACCGCTTTGAACTACATTTTTGAAATAGCCGAAAACTTAAACGGACTTAAAAAAGAAGTTAGCACAAAACCGATGTTGCATGGGATAGTAAATGAAGTAACGGCAATTGAAATACTCACCTCTATTTATGGGGGTGAGCCAAATCAAACATTTTATAAAGTCAATGATAAACTTGGTGCTACTCCTGATGCTATTTTAGACGGCAAATGGGTAGCGGATTCTAAGTGTCAATACTCAATATTCAACTATTTTGAACAATGCGATAAACTCGCTAAAAAGTATTATTTACAATTACAAGTGCAAATGATGGCATTGAAAGTTGATTATGGTTATCTGATTAACTACCTAACAAAGCCCGAAGAGTTTGGACAGGATGACTGGAGCGAGTATCCTTTTCCACTTGAAGAAAGATATTTTATTCATGAGATTCCAAAAGATGAAGAAACGTGCGATAAGATTTTGGCAACGTGCGAAGAAAAATATCCATTAATCGGAGTTGCAGATGAACTATTAAGGAACGCCAAAATAATGGATGAAGATGAATTTTTCTACATGCAATTTGTGAGCAAAAAAAGGTATCAAAAACTAAAAGACATTAACTGGGTGAACTGGGATGGAGAAGTAATTATTAACGATAAAACAGCGTGGGTATGCAAATTATAAACAGAAGAAACCAAGTATCATTTACTCGATTCTACGAAAAGGAATATGAGCCTAAGACATTTTCATATATTCATTTTATGGTAGGCAAAAAGAAACCACAGCCAAAAGACATAACAAATAACGGAGTGAAGCATGAGGAACTTTTAAAGTTAGTTTCTAAATTTACTGGCATTACAATGGAGAAAATACAAGGCAATTCAAGACTAACTGATATTGTGATGGTGCGACATATACATTTTTATTTAGCTTGTAAATATTGTAGCATGACTATTAAAGAAATCGGTAAAATAAACAATCGTGACCATTCGAGTGTAATACATGGGAGGGATAGGATAACTGCAGATTTGAAATTCGATGGAAAATACACCGATAAGATTAGGGATTATATTAATCAGATAGTGGCGAGTATTAATTAATTACTGGCTACACAAATTTTTAAACCATAAAATCAATTAAAATGACACAAAAACAAGCGATTTTTAATGCCTTACTTTCAGGCGAAGTTCTAACAACTTTAAAGGGAGTGAAAGAATTTGGAACGGTCAAGCTACCAACTCGAATAGATGAACTGGAGCTGAAACACAAATTTTATTGCAACCGAAAATTAATTAAGTTCAAGACAAGGTACGGAACTTCAGGCTATTACTTTGAATACCAAATGAGGTCTAATGACAGAAAAAAATTGAAAAAATGTATAAAGTAAAAAGACTATCCAACAAGCTAATTGCATTTGATGAAACTGGCTATCAAATCGAAAATCTGAAATCCGACTTTGTTTTTGATTTTGCGGACTTAAAAGGAGTTAAGCTATCGGAAGTTACAGATTGTAACCGACTGCGCCAGATGCTACCAAAGTTTCAATTTTCGAGCGGATTAAGGAATACTATTGAAAATCGGATTAAGGAACTTGAATACCTAACAAAATGAAAGCATTAAAAGAACTGGAGGAAACTTTACTTTCTAAATCGCATGATTACGGGAAAGAGTTTGAAGTATTTGAATTTGCTGCGGATTATGCCCAAATAGACGTGGAAAAGGTCTTTATGGTAATGATAGCTATTAAAGTTGCAAGGCTGCGCAATTTGCAAGGCAAACAGGCAAAGAACGAAAGCATAGCAGATACTTTGAAAGATTTAGCTGGATATTCAATTATTTATAAAAGTTTTTTGGATAAAAATTTGGATACTAAAGAATAAAAGTTATATTTGCAATAAGATTCGTGCAAGAATCATTTAAAACTTATTGCCTCTCTTTGTTACCGTTGGTTGCACACTTCGGTATTCATTGGGGGGCTTTTTTTATTTTATGAGTACATCATTAATTTTTAAAGACGATGAAAACAGCGAGCAAAGACTTGAAGTTTTTTATTCAGCAGAAAATAGATGCTATATTCAAGTCGGAAAACTTGATGAGGATTTCCATTGCGGATGGGTTACGTTAGATTCAGATGATTTAACGGTTTTAATAAATGAACTGCAATCTATAAAAGCTAAAATTGATTTGAATGAATAGTTATGAACTTTCCAGAAAGTGGTTCGATTTTGCTTTTAGTAACCCATCAAAAATAAAACCAGTGCATGGAATCTTATATTTCTTTTGTATTGAACATTGTAATAGATTAGGTTGGAAAAAGGAATTTGGTCTACCTACAACTATGGCAAAAGAAGCTGTTGGGATTAGGAGTTATAATACTTACATAGATGCTTTAAATGATTTAGTTGAATTTGGCTTTATAAAGTTGGTTGAAAAATCAAAAAATCAATACTCAAGCAACATAATTGCCCTATCAAATTTTAATAAAGCACATGACAACGCACTTGATAAAGCATTAATAAAGCACACGACAAAGCAAAGTGAAAGCACTGTACAAAGCATTGATAGTATAGATAAACAATATAACAATGAACAATATAACAATAAACCAGAAAAGAAAGATGTGTTTAATTTTAAGTCTGAATTATTAAAACTTGCAGAAAATAAAGATTTAGTAGAGGATTGGTTGAGAGTGAGGAAAACCAAAAAGGCTACAAACACTAAAACAGCTTTAAATTCTTTTTTGTCTGAAATAGAAAAAAGCGGCATGAGTGTAGATTATGTTTTATATATGTGTGTAAATAAGAGTTGGTCAGGGTTCAATGCTGAATGGATAAAGTCTGATTCTATAACACCGAAAAGCAATATTGCAAAATCAATTTTAGAAGGAGATACAGGATGGTAACTATTTACAGAAACATTTTTGACAAAACACCAAATTACATTCCAGTTGAAAAGGCTTTGGAGCGAATAAGAATTGGTAAGTCAAAAGAAAAGATTGATGAAATCAGAACGCAACTTGACAAAGAGCGTAGCAATAAGCTAAAACAAAACCTACCGAGTGTTTGTTTCTCAGGCGAATTTAAAGAAAGAACGGATATTGGACTGATTAATCATTCAAAGCTAATTTGTTTAGACTTCGATAATTTAGAGGATGTTAATAATGAAAAATCTTTATTGTGTGCTAATGAGTTTATTTATGCTTGTTGGATTTCACCAAGTGGAAACGGACTAAAGGCACTTGTAAAAATAGCAGATGGCAAAAAGCATCGTGAGCATTTTCAGGCATTAAAAGAATTATTTCCTGAAATAGACAATTCAGGCATAAACGAAAGCAGAGTGTGTTATGAAAGCTATGACCCCGAAATATACATAGCTGAAAAACCAAGCGTATTTCGCAAAATTAAGGCAATAGAGCAACAAACAACCTACGAGCGTAGCAATTATGCAGAAAGTTTCCAAAAGTTATTAAAATGGCAAATAAATAAAGGTAACGCATTTGCAACTGGTGAAAGAAATATTTTCCTTTTCAAACTTGCGGGAGCTTGCTGTAGGTTTGGAATAGCCGAAAGTGATACTATTTCTTTATGCGCTTTTGAATTTCAAATCGGTGGTGATTCTTTTCCATTTTCAGAATTGGAACGAGTAGTAAAATCTGCATACCGACAAAACAAATCCAAATATGGAACGGCTCAATTTGAACGTGAAGTACTTGTTGAAAAGGTTAATCGAAAAGAAATAGAAATTGACGCTGATATATTTAACCCTGACATAAAACCTAAAGATGTAATTTTTGGCGAAGATGTAAAGGCAGATGCTTTAAAGATTTATGATAGCGGTTACGAACAGCTTTATGGAATAGGAGTTGAGGATATTGATAGTCATTTTAAGCTAAAAAGAGGTGAAATAACCTTATTGACTGGGATAGGAAACTATGGCAAATCAACTTTTTTGAAGTGGTATATGCTTATGAGGGTTATCCTATATAAGGAAAAATTTGCATTGTTTTCTCCAGAAGATAACCCCGCTCATGAATTTTATCATGATTTAGTAGAGATATATTGCGGAATGAAATTAACACCCGATTCAAATTACAGAGTTAGCAGAAGTGAATACGAGCGGATTTATGACGAACTATCAAAGCATTTTTTCTATGTATATCCAAAAGAAATAAGTCCGACACCTGAATACATCAAAGAAAGATTTTTGGAATTAGTGATTAAGGAAAAGGTTAGCGGATGCATAATTGACCCTTTTAATCAAATGACAAATGAATACGCAAAAAGCGGAGGTCGCTCTGATAAATATTTAGAAACCTTTTTAGCTGATTGCAGCCGATTTGCTCAACAAAACAATATTTACTTTTTTATTGTAGCGCATCCCAAAATGATGGTTAAGGATTCAACTGGCAATTATCCATGCCCAGATGTATTTGATATTGCAGATGGAGCAATGTGGAATAATAAAATGGATAACATATTGGTATATCACAGACCAGAACACCAAAAGAATCCTGATTCAACAGTCTGCGAATTTCACACTAAAAAAATAAGACGGCAAAAAGTAGTAGGTAAAAAAGGAATTGCTATTTTTAATCTTCACAGAGGATTTAGGAGGTTTGTATTTGAAAGTGGAGACCCTATGGCAAAACTAATTGAAAACAAAAAAGATGAAGATTACCCAGACTGGTGCTTTTGAGTTATGGATAAGCAGATTTAAGGATAGGGATTCCATATTCGAATAAGGAATATATGAAAAAATGCAAAATTTGTAAAGCAGAGTTTGAGCCTAAAAAGCCATTACAATCAGTTTGTGGCTATGAATGTGCTTTGACCTATGCCAAAGGTAAATTAGCGGAAAGACAGGCTAAGGAATCTAAAAAAAGGCAATCAGAGCGCAAAGAATCACTAAAAAAGAAATCCGATTATTTGAAAGATGCCAAAAAAGTATTTCAACTTTGGATTAGGAAAAGAGATTTTGACCAACCTTGCATTAGTTGTGGATGCAAAGAATCGAATCAATGGGCAGGTGGTCACTACTTTAGCGCATATCCTTTTACTGGATTAATATTTGAAGAAACTAACTGCCATAAACAATGTAACTCTAAATGTAATAAGTTCCTAAGCGGAAACTTAACTGAATATCGAAAAGGACTAATTCAAAGATACGGAATCGAATACGTTGAAAATTTGGAACGGCTATCAGAAACGCAAAGAACAAAGGCATGGAGCAAAGAGGAATTAATTGAAATGAAAAAAAAATACCTTAACTATCTAAAAAATTATTAAATTTGTAGCTAAATTCACTAACTATGGAAATCACAAAGGACAATTCAGGACTAATTTTCAAAAACACAAAAAAGTCAGCCGACAATCACCCTGACTACAAAGGTCAAATCAAAATAGACGGCAAAGTAAAAGACATCGGACTTTGGGTTCGTAAAGACAAAAACGGAGTTAGCTACTTTGGAGCTGCTTTAACTGAACCAATGCAAAAAGAATCTAAACCAATGGATTCAGTAAAAGATGACTTGCCATTCTGATATGAAACTAATTGATTTGCCAACTGAAAAAAGAAGTTTAACTGAAAATGAGTTGCATTACTATATTCAATATACAGACATTAATCAAATTGAAGATATTAGTATGTATAAGATAAACAAAGATTTTAAGAATCCAGTAATTATTGAAAAGGGTTATGGTCAACAAGCTACAATGTATTTAATAGTAGCCGAAAAATCAACACAATGAAAAAAACAATGACAATTACATTCCTTTTAGTATGGTTTGTAATGGATATAACAAAATGCTCAAAACCGCCCCTTTGCCCAAAAGAAAGCGAAGTGATAATAGCCAACCTCTTAAAAGGCAATTTCATGGTCAAAATCAATAACAACATCTTAGGAGATGAAATGAATGAAAACCCAAAGATAACTCTGCCTAAAGGGATTTATCCTTTGGAGATACTCGACATTCAAAAAAGAGTTGTAAGACGCGATACAATCGAAGTAAAGCCATGTCAAACTGTTTATTATAATATTTAAACCAATTGATTAACAAATAGTTTTATCTATAATAGATTATGGCTAAGGGTGCTAAAACAGGAGGGCGAACTAAAGGAGCAGTTAATAAGACAACGGCATCAATGAAGCAATGCGTACAATCGACTTTAGAATGGCTACAAGACCAACCAAGAGTTAATATGCGTGACTGGTCAAAAGAAAACCCAACTGAATTTTACAAGATAGCAGCCAAACTAATCCCAACGGAAATAAGCGCAAATGTAGAGATGACAAAAAAAGAGTTACCTCCGTTTATGAAAGCAAATGAAAGCCAATCCTAACTTTGATTATCTGCATGAGAAAGTAAACGACCAACGGATAACCCTTTTACAAGGTGGCACGAGGTCGGGTAAAACTTAT